CGGTCGCATATTTCGACCCAGAGTGATTAAGTCGGTCGTTGACGCAGTTTTCGATTTAGTTTTTACAATCGGTTCGAAACAGTTTTCCAAGAAGAAGACTTGAAGGGCTTCCAAACAAGCTTTTTTAGAAGCCGGCACGGCAAAAGAAGCAGGAACTGCGGAAGAAGCCGGCACGGCAAAATAAGCAGGAACTGCGGTAAAAGCAGGAACTGCGGTAAAAGCAGGAACTGCGGAAGAATCTTGGAAAACTTTGTATTTTATTCCTAATTCACCCAGTTTTTCTTTATCGAGTTTCCGAAGTGCCGTCATGGATATTTCCTTGGTCGGAATGATCCACGGTTCCAAGATGGCATGTTTCAAACAATAATGCGCGCCGTTTTTCGTGTATTTTGCGACCTTGTCGCAGGTTTTGGAATTAATAACCTTCTTGGATTTCGGTTTCAGAATACACCGACATTTCGGAATCGGATCTTCTTCGTCCATTAGATTCAAGATGCCCCACGCTTTTATTGAGGGGTTGGTCCCCGAAATATCAAAAAAACAATACGCCATGTTTTTGATACCAATATCGAAACTTAGCATCTTGGATGAATATCTATATGTCATAGATCTATATAGATATTTCTTGGAAGTGTTTTGTAATAGATTCGGGATGTCTTTTCCGACGTTAACGGATCGCGATATTATGACCAATCAATATGACGCGGACATTACTTTTTAGTCGGTGTAACTTATATATATTAGATAAATTAATAATCTATTTTTGAATTTACACTTTTGCTATAAAGGTTACTAAATGTCAGGTGTTCCACGCAAAAACTATCCATTAAAACACTCTAATATAATCTGATAATAAATCTCCAAAACTGTTATTAGTGCCGTCGTTTTTTAGTTTTTTCTTATAAGAACTAACACTGAAAAAACTGTATGTAAAATAAATATTTTCAGCCATTCTAAATGGATTAATATTAGCCACAGTAAAAACGCAGATAGACGACAAAAGAGTATATTTATTCCAAGAATCGCTATTCGATATTATCTTGGTTAATTTATTAAGAGCAGTATCCCCCCTCTTCCTGTTTTTAAAATATTGAATTTCATCTAATGAAAGAAAACTCTGGGTGTATATAAGTTTTTCGACAACACTAAAATTACCCAAATCTGCTGCAATTGATAATAATCCCACCTGAAAAGATTTCGGAGAAAATGCTATTAATCTATCTTTAGTTTTTCTTTGAAACCACACAATATAATCAATACTAAATTTTGTTCCAAGGTCTTGCGCCCATGTTGACACAGCCACAACTTTAAAACTTAAAATATATTTAATTTTAGAAACAAAGGACATGTCATTATATGGAAGCAATGACAATATTTGGTCAATGTCCTCTAAAAATGTAGTATGTTTGTATTTAAAAATAGAGTTATTACCAAAAGACATTTTATTTTCACCTGAAATAACAGGATATGTCATTTTCCATATAAAAACAATTAAATCTAAACATTTAAGCAAAAGTGGATTTATTTCTTGTTTTATAAATATTTCAACGGCATCAGCTAAATCGTTATGATTCACTTCTTCATTATTTATTATTTTGATTAGATCGTTAAAATTTTTTTCATTTTTAATTTTATCGATTAAAAAAGGTGTATTAATTCTGTCAACGTATTGAATACAATTACCATTATCCCAATCGTAAATCTTGAAAATATAAAAAATATGAATTAGAGTAATAAGACGAGTGTTATTAATAGGATTGTTAGCTTTAAGAGATTCCTTTATTTTATGTAGTTCGTAAACGCGATTAGCTAAAAACTTAGAAATATCACTATAATACGATCTAGAATTCATTAATGTCCGAAAACGGGGTAATCCTAATACCCATTTATATAAAACTTGAAAAGAATATAAAATTACTCTAACCTCTTCGTAATTAATACGCAATAATATTGCAAAAAAGAACCAGGACATAAATGATATTGGAACTGACACTTCAAGCGCCGGAACTGCAATCGGCTGCCCTAATGGAAGACCAATTCCTGCTAGAACTGCACCTACATTCGCCACTCCCATTCCCATTCCAACTAAACAGAACAAATAAAGCATTATAAATACACCAATTCTTCCAATTCCCCAACATATAGAGATTATGGCGCTGTTGTTCCCACCACTCATTTTTCTTGTTTTTCTGGCATCTCTTATTACACAATTTCTAATATCTACCTTTTTGCATTTATGCTTCTTTGATTTGCAGTTTGGTCTAGTAAATTTTTTTTTATTAACAGCTATATTGTTTATTTGTTTTTTCAACCCTTTAATAATTGGTTTGCATTTCAATAATGTCTTTTTTTTTCTTGTACATCTTATTCCTCCAGCAGGAGGGTTGCAATCGTTGTTATCTCTTACAGAATTTATATATTTATTAAGCAGATCTTTACACTGCCATCTTTTCGTAGAGGATGCCGCATTTTTAGTAGTCAAAATTGGAAATTCAGAATTGCATATCTCATCTACTTGTTTATTTGTTGTTATTTTTTTATCTTTTACTCTTTGATATGCATTATGTAACCAACTACTTGACAGATAATGATCCTTGTCAGTTGACGGATCCTTTGCTACCGCCTCTATTTTTTTTGTAACATTGTTACATACCTCTTTCTTACATGAAATACCATCCACAATCATTTTTCGTTTTGCGTTGAGAAGACGTTTGCACCTTATTCTCCTGGTTTTACGAATTATTCCAGCACGAGGGTCTGACCAAGTTACAGTTGCATATGCAGGAAAATTTCTATCGCATATTTCATCTGTCTTTCTAGTTGAAGCGCGATATCGACACGTTTTATTTTTAGGACCGCGCCACTCAAAACCAGCCCAATCTTTAACTGCTGGATAGGTACTTTCACATCTCTCTTTTTCTTTATTCGTTAATTCATCATATTCAGATTTTGGTATACGCGATGCTTCATCGAATGACGTTTTTAACCATGGGGTTCCGCTAGAGTCTTTTAATCCATCTACCTTATAATGTAAATCCGCGCACATGTGCCTATAATTTTTTTCATATACGAGCTGTAAAAAATATAATCTTACCACATTAGAGTCGCCTATGTGTATTTTTATATTTAAAGTATTATAAGCTTTCATAATCAACCATTTTAATACAAAAATAGCTGTTCGAGGCAAATTTGCTAAAATTATAGGAAATTGGTATGTGTTTTCTTTATGGGATTTTGAAAAATTGCCCCAAAAGTTATCATCATCCATGGATTTTTTAAAACAATTTAGAAGATGAATCGCGTTATCTTCATGATGCGTTTTGTCTTTTTGAGAGTGGTTTTCTTGAGATGGAGAAGGAGAGGGAGAGGGGGCTGCTATAACTGACACCGGAAGGGTATCTGGGGTTGTGTATTTCGTTAAATGTTTATAAATTTCATTTACCAAGTCTATAATCAATGAAATATCACCCCCGCTTTCTAAAAGATCATTGGTTTTAATAGCATTTTCATACATTTTACTAACGTTATTTGAAATTATCGCGTCTAAATTAAAACAAAAATCATTAAATACGTTTTTTCTATCTTCAATAAAATTATTACTTATATCTGCAATTTCATTATTTTTTTCTATTTGTTTTTGTAAATAAGGTTGTAACGATTCAGAATGTAGGTTTCCTTTCCACATAGATTGATCGATCGGATACACACCTCTTTTTGGAACTGTGAAAAAATTTATTTCTGTTAATGCTATATTTATAAGATTTTCTGGATCAACATCAGGCGCATCGCTATTAGATTTAGTTCCCATATCAACTTCAGTTTCATCGCTATTAGAATCAGTTTCCGCATCAACTTTAGTTTCATCGCTATTAGAATCAGTTTCCGCATTAACTTCAGTTTCAGCTATTTTTATATTTTTTGTAAGATTCACTCCGTCTATAATTTTTGAATCATCGTCTATTGTCAACGCACATTCTTTCGAAATATTTTTTATACCATTATTGTCATGAGATTGACTCATTAGATATTTTAAAACCGGCGGTATATGATCACTTTTATTGTTTATAATTCCTAATTTTTCATTCAAAGTAACGCAATTTATGTTTCCAATTATTATAATTAAATTTACATAATCTATTATTTCATCTATAGGCAGATTTGAAGGAACGTAAACTATAACAAGTTTTGTTTGACCTTGAACTGTTGTTTGACCTTGAACTGTTGTTTGACCTTGAACTGTTGTTTGACCTTGAACTGCCGTTTGATGTTGAACTGTTGGTTGATGTTGAATCAATTCGAAATAATCGCGATTTATTAATTTCAAATTTGAGTCAGTGACGGTTTTCTTTTCCTTCAAATTGCTATATAAATAACAACTTATGTATGCTATGTACAATTGTTCAAATTTTTTATCTCGTAATATAATTTCAATCCATTTCCAATGATCATTATATTCATCGTTATCTATATTTACACCGTTTGGCGATTCTAATGTTGCGTTCTCAACCGAATTTAATTTTTCTCTTACTATAAGAAAGGCAACAAGAGTTTGCACGATTTTTCTATAGGAAAAAAAAGAAACGGTAAGAATTTTTCTTCCACTTGGTAAATTTGGAATTGAATTATACATCTTTGACAATATTTCGCTTATACGTCCCCAAAAAGTACTTTTTTTATCTCTCGTTAAACTGCCATAAACATCATGTTGAATATCATTATACTTCTCATCGACAGTTTCAATTATTTTAATTGATTCATCCTCTTGTTTGTCTTCATCTTCTCCCTCATGCGTGTTAACTGGTTCATCGGTGTTAACTGGTTCATAATTTGTACTTGACATTATTAATGTATTTTATATTAACTAAATAAATTAATATCCCATCTTTACTAAATAATCTTGCGTGACAGTAGGCGCAACCTTGCGAGAATTTAATTGTTCGCGAGATAAATAAATATCTTTTAAATCGCTATTTGCGTATCCTTGAGGCTTAGCGCCGTCCATATAAGAAGAATACATATAGGGTGCGCTCTTGATTTTCTCCTTACCATCCGCAGTAGTAGGACTAAAGCGTTCGAAATAGCCGACGTCATTGCAAGCCTCTCTAAAATTCTCGCGCATGATCGATTCACCGTTATCGATCAAATAGTTACGATATTTCCAGTTAGACTTGATACCGTTGGATTTCATGGTAATCGCATTCGTATCCGTTTCCGATTGATAGGTGGCAATTAAAGAGCGACCGTCCGACATCAAAGGGGGGAATTCAGGAAATACATTATTGGTGGCGTATCCTAATCTGGATCTTGGAACGGTTTCTTTTATAACAGGGAATGCGCAGTTAACACTTTCACTTTGCTGAAGGGGATAGGAAAACATAATATATATATACTCTACATATTATGTTTTTACTCGGATACGCCGGATTCGAGTAATTGAACAAGGTGATTTTTTTTCATTTTGCTAACATCAGTGGCGAGACCCTTGGCAATCACGAGTTTCTTTAGTTCGCCTGTCGTTAATTTACCATATGAAGCTCCAGACAAAACCCCCGATTCTTCTTGTTGATTAACGGGTTCTTCTAAACTCGACTCAAGCTTATGCACAATAACGGGATCTTCAATGAGTTCAGGTAGAGATTCCACTAAATCCATAGATTCCGCGGCGTTATCCAATTCGAGATCGTGATTATCCGAAACATCGTCGATTTCATTTAGTGAAGTCGGAATATTAACAATTTTGACATTACTCTCGGATTCATTATCAGATACTAAAATTCTTTCATCATCGGATTCAACTTCTTCGTCGGATTCTTCGTCTCCCTCCGATTCGTCATCTGATACATCACTCTCTTCATCGCTCTTGGCATCGTCTCGCTCATTTTGAGAAGAGTATTGACTTTGGCTAAAGATTCCGTTATTGTTTTGCGATTCGTAAACGGATGCGGGAATGAAAGATGAAACAGTATTCTGAGTCATATTGGTAACAACAAAGGTCTTTACCGAAGTTATTTCTTGAACTACGTTATTGATAATATCAAACATGGTGTCGCTTTTTTGTTCGATTGCACTTAGACGTTGCTTAAAGTGGTATACCAAAAGCAATATCAAGACAAAAGTAATCCCTAAACTAATGAAAAAGAAAGTCTCCATAAAATTAAAAACACTCATTTACTATACAAAAATAAATTAATGGGGAAATTTTGAACGTAAAACAGCAGAGCGGCTAAGAATAATTTCGATAACAGTATATATAATGAATCAGCCTGAAGAAAATCCTATATATTCGCGACCAAATCCTATAAATCAAATACAAAGTTCTGATGCCTCCTCATTAGGAATGATAACATATCAAAATTGGGCAATAGTTGTATTGGTCGGATTGCTTATTTTATCGTTTTTAGGAATAAACATATTATTGGTTATTGGTAATTTTTTTCAGGCGATTATTAATGCATTTGGACCTTTAGTGTATCAAATATTGGGAGTATTCGGATATACTGCGGGGTCGGTTATAAATAAAACAGCTGATATTGCCGGAGATACTGCAAAAGCGGGAGTAGATATAGCCGAAGGAACAGTGCAATCCGTTGGTAATCTTCTATTAAAATCGAGTGGCACGGTGGTAGATCCTGCTGCTAGATCTCAATTGGATACTGCTATGAATACGCAAATTCGAATTCCCATGCCCACACAAACAGTTCCTGTTCCAGTTCCCGTGCCTGTTCCTGTTTCTACACCTGTCTCCGATAACCGAACATCAAAATCACTCGACGACTATTTGAATAATCCCGTAACACGTTTTTTAGGATACGAAACCGCCTCTCCTTCGCCTAGTTATTCTATCCCTTCATCGGATTCGGCTACTAGCAAAATACAAAGTCCAATCACTTCAAATAAAACTTCATGGTGTTTAGTAGGAGAGGATAATGGTAGACGAACATGTATCGATGTCCAAGATCAAACCAAATGTTTATCCGGTCAAATATATCCATCTCAGCAAGATTGTTTAAGCATACAACCTGACAGTTCTACGCTTGGGCAAAATAAGATGGCGTCAAATCCTATTATTCCTAATATGAATTCAAACATAATTAGTTATGGAAACGGAACGATGATGATGAATGGACTGCCTATGCCTCAGCCTCAATTACCTCAGACGATGGATATAACCCCAAAAGAACCGCTTCCTTTAGAATTACCTCAAATGGTAGGAAACGGACCTTTACCTAGTCAAAAAAACGCCGGATTTCCCAATACATTAACTCCACTACCTAATAATAGTAAATTTATAACATCGGTTCCAGCACAACCTCTTATTATTCAAACCCCTGCGACAAATCCATCTCCCGCGTCAATGGATCCTAATGTGATTCAAGCCGATGGACCGCCCATTGGTAACGGAAATGGACCGGTGAATTATTTTTATTCTTATTCAACTAGAGCGTAATATTATAATTATGAAAAAGTTAATAAACAATTACCCAATAAATGATTATTAACATGAGTTTGTTAAGTAAGATTGATAATTTACTTAAAAAATCGCCAATCAAGGAATATGTTCCTGACCCAAGCAAAATCAATTTATATTTCATAGGACTTGAAGATAATAAGATGTTTTTGTATCCTAGCTATGGCAAACCAGACACTGAAATCATGGAAGACTGTTCAAAATTATATGAATACGCTAGAATATATCCACCACGAAGCATAGTTTTTAGGATTCAAGAAGTCGATTTATTTGATATTGATAAATTCGTCAAGATGTTCATGCAAATGTTTGGAATAGACGATACGCGCGGTGGTTCTTATGTAGACGTAGAATTGCCGAATTATCAACGCCGAGCATTGGACGATGAATTATTTACAGCGTCCGAAGATTATATGAAATCAAATCAAAGTATTCTAAGCGCTTAACTTAAAAACGTCAAACGGTGGAATTGAACCGCTTATTATTTTACAATTATTGATTACGTTATAGTATTGATCTTCGGGTCCTGATATATTTCCTATAGTCATTGGATTAATTAGAGATATATCCGTAGTTTCAGTTATAGGTTGTTGGTTTTCGTCCAATAACGTGTATTTAATATTAAATGTCATATTAAATTCATAAACGTCTTGCGGCTGTGCTCGTAAAATTATCTCGGATACATTAACTAATCCTATATATCTTGATACTTCAAAATATCCAATGGAGTTTTCAACAGACAATAAAATATTGCTAACATTTGATATATTAACGTTATATGCATTCACTGGTTTATTACCATAAGTTATTTCTAACATTCCGCTATATAAAACTATGTTTATGAAACTCACTTTTTTATTTGAAGATGCTGCGTTTTTGTATCCATTAAAATTAATAGCCACGGGCATTTGTAAATAAAAAGAATATACTGAATCGGTTGGATTTTTAAAAAGCAAATAGCAAACCACGTCCGCTGTATTTTGATAAAACGGGACATCGTTATTTTCGTATACAGTGTAAGGAACGTCTTTTAATGGATTTACCAAATTATATTTTTCGGGTTGGTAGCCATATTTATATAAAGGAACAGTGGGATCATATTGTAATGTTACTATTGGTCCAGGAACATTGCAAGCTGATGTAGGTGTTGGAATTAGAGCATCGTAAGGGCATGGAACATTGCTTTTAGACATGGGGTTTTTTTGTGAGAGTTGCACTACTCGTCTCCATTTCTGGGATTTTGTGCCGACGTTACTATTCGAAGTTTGATTTTTATATTTCAATATTTCCACTTTTCGTCGCATATCCAATTGTAATTTCGTATTCTGTGGATAAGGTGAAACAGTCTCAACCCGCGGTCCCGTTTGCCTAAAGGTTAAATATAATTCTCTTTGAGCACACGCTTCTGCTGTGTTTTCGGCTGACATTTTGTTATATGATATACATATAACAAAAAACGGTATTTAGAACTTGGAAGCATACCAATCGTAGGATAAATAATAGGGAAATCCCGTGGCATCAGAAGCACCCATTCCCGATCCCGCGGAACTAGTATTACGACCCCAGATAACAATATTATTGATTTCAAATACGCTAATTGCGCGATCGAAATATTGCAAATCCGCGTAATTTCCATTAAACCCGCCATTTTTGCATATATTTACGTCGTCGTAATTTTGCTTCGGCACATTTTTTAACATAAGTCTTCCACTGATTACGCCATTGATATAAACATCGAGAACCTTATTTTGTAAACGTATAGCGCAATGAAACCATTTGCGTAAAGGCATATTTGAAACGTCTAATGTTTCTACTGGATTGGTATTCGAAACCGTATTCATCATTATATGTAATTGATTATTGGTAGCATCTATATATAACCCTGGAGCATTGTTTACTTTGGCTACTCCCGTGTTATCATAGTTCGCCTCTCCTTTATTAAATATGTGTTTATAACGAGGACCAACTTTCGAATCAATATCCAAAATATAAATCCATACGGACCAAGTGAATTCTATTCCGGTGGTCTGATTACTCGATCTTAGAATTGCAACCGAGTTTTTATTTTTAGGATCTTGTGATATAATAACTTCACTGGCAGCACTAGCTGTTCCCTTTACTAGAAAAGGGTTTCCTGAAGGCTTTGTGAAATATCCAATTAATAATATTCCTAAATTCGCCAATAACAAAAACACGATTAATACTAATATAATAAATCCGAATTTTGCAATAATAGAATTTGACTGTAGGAATTCTCCACTTGCTCCTACTGCTACTTCGGATGAAGAACCGAAATCTTTTAAACTATCTTGAATAGACTTTCCCGTATTTGAAACGCCTTCTGCTACATGATTAAACGTATTTGATGCGCTATCTGCTACTGTCTTAACGAACTCAGGCATTTTTAAATCATTAGGTCCTTGGGGATTTGCTGCGGTGGGTGGTTCTGCATTCATTATAGTATATATAGCGATACAGATTTTTATAGACCACGGTTTCGGAAATACATAAAAGTAAATAAAGTATCCAATATAAACCCACATATAGCGAACATCATCAGTGCATATTCAGTATAAGTTTTGTTTTCTATTTCATAAAAATATAGAGATAGCCATAAAAAAAAGGGAATAGCTAGAATGTCACCAATATGTGACAAATCCTTCATTTTGTATATTGCTTAGAAAAGAGAAAACTTAGATTGTTCGACGTTATCTTTTTTGATAGAAACATCCACATTGTATGATGTAAACATGCGTGATACCGAACTTCCACCATTTCCGCTTAAATAACTATTCCAAGCTTCTTGTGGTCCAATAGGTCCGCTCCATGTCGTAAAACCAGCGACATACGCATCGAATCCCGATCCAAGATTTACGGGAGCAGCCGATGAACTAGCGGGAGTTAACGCTGCGTTTTTTAATTTATTAGAATTTACTAATTTTCCATCTAAATAGCAATCAATGATGCGATCATCAGCGCTAATTATTACGTATACCCATTTTTGAACAGGGAAATTATCAGTCAATACAATTTTCTGTGGAGGATCGGGATTAGGACTTTGTGCTATTTCACAATATAACGTAGGTTTTGAATCATCTAAATATAGTTTAATATTATTATCTCTTGAAAAGATTGTTTTTGCACCCCCCGTTGTCCATGTATTTATATAAACCCATATTCCATAAGCATAACGCGTAGATTGTGCTGCATTTAAGGCGGTTATAGGATTATTAGTTTTTTTTAAGCTCGCAGTGGTTACAAGAACAGACGACTTTTTCACATAAAAAACGTAAAGAACGTATATTAAAATAATCACGATTACTCCTAAAATAATTGTTGTAATTCCCATTTGTATATAGATGACCTATATATTTTCATCTAGCAGAGAACCCAAAGTATTCAGTAAATATTATTTCCATTATGTTTTGGATTTATCTTTGACATCCAATCTTTTTATAGGGTCTTTTACATATTTATTAATGGGCGGATTTGCGTGCATAAATAAGTTATAATTCGTCACTATTTCTTCTTTTGACAACGGTCGATGGTAATACATAATATTACAAACCGCCCCACTTAATCCATTTTCATCGCCTACCGTCATGGTATCAAGTGGATTATAAACGGGCATATGTTCGTCCATTGAAAAAGTTTTTTCTAAATTTCCGTTTATAAATAAATCGACTTTGTTGCGGTTATAGTTCAATACAATATTATTCCATTTTTGACCGGGCATACTAACATCATAAAATGTATTTTTTAAGGGATCATAGGGATCATTTGGGGGATATTCGGAAAAATAAAATACGTATTTATCACGTTCTTCCAATTGATCTTTTCCATTTCCGCCGCCATAATATCTTATCATCGGTTTTACGTGTAGTTTCCCGGTAGATTTATCTTTGAATCCATATTTAAAAATCTCGGTTTCTTTGGAATAAGCCGAGCTAGATGAAGGTTGGGGATTGACGTATGTCCACATGGATATGCAATAATTTGCTCTATATAAAACATTATCCGTTGGATTCGATAAATCTTGCATATATTGAGGAACAATCAAATCATCGCTATTTGCTATAGTGGTCGGATTTTTATCTAAATAAATAGGATCGTTTACTAATAATTTACCATTTGATTCAGTGTTTACTGACGAACTTACTAAATAAGGCAAAATGAAATATATAGTTATTAATATTACTTCAATCGCAATTAATATGTATACCGATATGGGTGTTAATTTTGCCTGGTCTAATAAATAAGATAAAAAATCATATAGCGCACAAGGAATATAGAAAATTAATTGCGCTATAAATCCACCCCAACCTTGAAGCCTGGATAAATAATTAATGAATGAATTGTAAAATATACCCAATCCAAGAAGACCGATAAATGTATATGCAATATATTTGGGAGCTCCTGATAAAAAGGCAATTTTTCCGCTTATTAATGTATATATGTAAACCATTAATCCAAAAAGAAATCCCATTCCTATTATTTTCGCAAATGTCATTACGTATTCCGAGTTTCCAAAAAGATTCATTGTTATTGCAAACACCATGATAATCGGAGTTATTATTAAAAGCATATACGTAAGGGGATATAGCTCAATGCTAGTGGGATTGGATATGGCGTAAAACGCGATTATGCATACAAATATTGACGCTCCTATCATATATCCGTATTTCGTAATGATATCTCTTAGAATTTCGCCAAATGTGGCTGTCGCTCCTCCTGTTATTTTACGTTTTTTTTGTGTCATTATATTTATAAACTATATATATAATACATGCGATTTTATCAGATCAGGGGGTTCCCTCATCAGAGATTTTCAATTGTCGTTTTCTTTCCGTGACATTCGCGACATAAAGCGACTAAATTATCAACGTGATTGCTACCTCCGTATTCTAGTCGGATCTTATGATCTACCTCAAACCACGCATTGAGTTGTTCTCCACAATCGCCGCATTTCCAGTTTTGTCTAGATGCTACAAATTTTTTCTTGGTTTCACTTACCGAACGTTTGGTCTTTGTCACCGAAGGCGCAGAAGGCGCCGAGCCGCCGAGTTGTGCCGAACCTAAAGGCGTAAGCCCTGAACGCATAATGCGTTCTTGAGAACCCGCAGGCATTTGTAAAATGGGATTTCTTCCCATCGAATCCCCGTTAAAGCTATGTTTTGACGTAAAATCCAAGATCGGAGTTAACATAGATGCGGTGCTTTTATCTACGGGTAAATATTTTAAATATTCATTGGATGACATTATTATGTTTTGTGCATGAGTGGGGTTTTTCTTAAATAACCACCAAATAAAAAGCGCGCCTAAAATCACGCCTCCGATTTGCCAATATTTTTTCATGGCGAGGACCTGTTTCAAGTATTTTCCTTCAGTATAAATATTAAATATAACCGCGGCGGCTATTAAAAAAATAATGATCTCTATGCGCATATTATATATGATATATAACTATATTGTTCCATGATGCTACTATTTGTAAAAAACAAAAATCGCGATTACCAATATCAAAATAAATGCGAAATATACGTAATGCGTTTGTATTCGGAATCTCTCTGTGATTTTTATTTCTTTGGGTTTATAATGCGCTCTATAATTATCCAAGGCTTTAAATAGCGATATTTCTTCCCTGTTCAGTAGCACATTGATTTTGTTATGTATGAAATGCGTCCAGCGAATAAAGGAATCCCGGCTGTCTAAATACGGAGAAACCGGATATTTATCCAAGATGGTCGCAAATTTATTTCCGATTTCCGGGTTTGGAATAAAGAGGGGGAGATTCTGAATAAAGTCATAATATTTGCGTTTGGTTACTGATGTGGGTGTCGTGGGATAGGTGTGCGCCAAAGTATGAATGAAAAACCAGTAATGCGGTCCCCAAACTTCGGGGTCGAATTTCTCGGCATTCAAGGGCTTAAAATCGGGCGGTAAATCGGTGAATTTTTTATGGGCATTATGCGGATCATCAAAGGACATTTCGGTATAAATAGGCTGGGGAATAAAAATAGGCAGTTTTGACTAACATAAAAAACAATCGACGTTTATTTTTGTTTTTTGTGTTACACAATACGATTATTTATCTATTGTATTATGTATATGAACGGAGGAAATTTAAAGTCTGAGGCGATATTTAAAAAAATAATAAGTTTAGGATATGAATTCGAGACAAATGAGATTTCCAAGTTTTCCCTACATAAAAATAAAAGGACCCTTATAAATTCCAATATCGCTCCAAGAATATTGCCGGTGAAAGAGATGAAAGGAAGCATACATAGAGTGGACGATAATTACATTTCAGTTCGAATACCGATTGGCGTAGATATAGCGAAAATCGAGGAAGAATACGCCCCCGGTCAAACCCCGGAAGATTTGGACGAAGAAGAGCGAGAAGTCTACGCGGCAAATCGCTCCTTGGAAAAATGGGAGAAGAAGGAGAATGAATCTTATTTAGATTACTTTTACGAATATCGAAAAAGCGATAATCATAATTCCATAGAATTTCAGATTACCAACGATATAGGAGAAACCCCATTTAGTTCCATGTTAAAATCGTTTTGTGAAGACGTCGATAAAAATAAAAACGACATGTTTTTTTTTAAAACAAATACGGGAAAAATGCTTGATCTAAAATTTAGTGAAGAAATAGCCGCGAAAGATCAATGTCAGACGTTTTCTGGCGTGGAATTCGTCATCACCTACTTTAACCCCAAAAAAGATAATGCGAATGTTATTGTGGATACGTTTATTGACGCCCTGAGTCGAATCGTCGACCATTTTGGGAATCTAACTCCTATAGAAGGCACATTATTAATTGATGAAGGTAAAAAAAAACCGTCTACGATTGGTTATCTCAAAGGGAACCGAATTCTTTATAACAAAAAAGGTACGAATTTGTATTATATGCAAACCTACGATAGTTTCGAAACACAGGATGAAAATGACAAACTCAAATTGGAAACCATTTCCGACGCGGTTTTCATTCCTCAAATGACGTTTAAGTGCAACGCGATTGACTGTATTGATATCATGAAGGAACTAATGAGACCCTCGTCGGATTATAAAATAGATAAAGCCTCCTTATACGATCAAGCGGACAAATTCGAAACTCTGGAATTAATCGAGAAAATAACAAAGGATTTGTTCGAAAAATATAAGAGTGTTTCGAATAATAATATTGATATTTCAAAAGGTGCAGGCAAGATATTAAAAACTTATGTGTTTTTGATCCTTTATAAACTATTCATGTTTTTCGAAGGACATATTACTATATTGGACGAAACCGATTATCTAAAGGACCACTTATCCTTCAATTCCAGACATGGAAATTACGAATTATATGAACGCATTAAAGAAATCTTCGAGGATGAATATGGTCTCTCTGGTGAATTGGAAGTGCAATCCTTATTTGAAAATACGAAATCTTTAGCGCCGTTCTTTATTAAAGAATTAAAAGAGGGAAAGGATAAATTTAAGGACGATTATGACGATGAAGGTAACTATATCTACGGTGACGATTTTTATATAAAAGAACTCCCCGAGGAGGATGAAAATTATGGCAACCCGCTCTATTCTGTGATTTCTTATTTCAGATATTTTGAAACGAACGGTGTGGATTGGCTCAAGGAAAATAATTATGACATATTTTCTACGAGTTTTTCGTTGGAAAACGACGAAATCTTAATTGAGAATCGTTGGTTTCGTTATTCCATGTCTTTGTATTTGCGTAATACGATCGACCCGAAACTTCCGGAATTATTAAAGGTAAGAGATATGTTAAAGTTAGTGAATAAAATATATCCTATTGAAAAGATTCGGAAAATGAATAGCCTTGAATTTGACCCTTATAAGAAAAAAATAGTCAGAAAATGCAAGCCAGGATATTATAGAAACTTAGATTTTGTTTGCACCTTGACTAAAAAGGCTAAGCTTTCTAAGCGAGAAAGACGAACACGGAAGAAGAGAACGCGATCCAAACCGGGATCCAAATCAGGATCTAAATCAGGATCCAAACCAGGATCCAAACCAGGATCCAAACCAGGATCCAAACCAGGATCCAAATAATCACCTTCTTATAGAAAGTGCGTAAAATCCACTTAAAGTTATTGTTACGAATAACTTTAACGACATTAAATAAAATGAGCGAACCCAATTATTGTAATAACTGTGGAAAACCCGGGCATCTATTCCATCAATGCAAAATTCCGATTACCAGCATCGGCATCATCGTTTTCCGCGTGTTTCAAGGCGTCCCGCAGTATCTTATGATTCGTCGGCGAAACACACTCGGACATATTGATTTCATGCGCGGGAAATACTCGGTTTTCAATAAATATTATATTTTGAACATGTTGACTCAAATGACTATAGATGAAAAAAACTTGATGCGAGGAGGGGATTTTGATGCGCTTTGGGAGAACCTCTGGGGAAGAGCCGCCATTTCGAGTCAATATAAAAACGAAGAGTCTGTTTCGTGCGAAAAATATAACTCCTTAGTCAATGGCATTTTGGTGAAAAACGATTTTTATACCTTAAATGATTTAATCAACGAAAGTGACAAAAAAGGCGGTATGTGGGAAGAAACCGAATGGGGGTTTCCGAAAGGTCGGCGAAATTACCAAGAGAAGGATTTTGAATGCGCATTGCGCGAATTTAGTGAGGAAACTGGTTATAGCGTTGGTAATCTTAAAAACGTTCAAAATGTAATGCCTTACGAAGAGATATTCACTGGGTCAAATTATAAGTCGTATAAACATAAGTATTATTTGATGTACATGGAATACGGGGATACTATGAATATGGAAAACTATGAGCGCATGGAAGTGAGTAAAATGGAATGGAAATCTTACGAAGAGTGCATGGAATGCATTCGTGATTATAATTTAGAAAAGAAACGATTGATTACTAAGATACATAGTGCGTTGAAAAAATATGCGATTTGTGGCATTTAGAATTTTTCAAGCGATTGGTGCGAAAATAAAAACCGCAAAAGACGCAGTTATCGGAAAAAGTTTTCCAAGAAGAGAAAAACCAATCGCCGAGTTTACACCCTTAAAAATTTATCCGTGTAAATCATATATGTCTATCTGTGTCTCAAAAATTTATTATAAGAAAATATACTATTTTTTCTTATAAAATTATCAAAGTATTTATGGTAACAACCACGAAGAAAATAATTTGTTTTATAAATAGGAAATATGCAGGAACCCTGGGGCGCAGGCTACGTTAAATATATTCATAAATTATATACGTATATTTTAGATAATGAGTGAAAATAAACTAAAACTGGATTCATCTATAATTGAATCCATTCCGTCGTTAAGTATTCGTTTAGAGGAAAATCCTCTACAAGTTCGACCGCAATCTGAAGTTGTAAATGAAGTGACTGACATTGTTGATAATAGTAAAGCGTTAACTAAAAAACGTCGCGTGAATTGCCCCAGGGGAACGCGCAAACATCCGAAAACGGGGAAATGCGAACCTTATGATATTGAAAAAGGATTTCAAATAGCAAAACCAGTGGCTGTTCTAGAACCACCACCTGTTGTTGCGAATCAACAAGTTGTTAATCAAGACCAAGGTAATACAAAAAAAAGAAGAACGCCGTGTGCTAGAGGAACGCGCCGTAATCCGAAAACAGGAAATTGCGAAACTTACCCTCCTGTGAAACTCGAACCTATTGCAACTGCTCAACCTTTGAGCGTGGTAGAACAACAACCTTTGAGCGTGGTAGAACAACAACCTTTGAGCGTGGTTGATCCTACCATAGAAGAGAAAAAAGATTTTAATATACCACTAATCGCAGAGACCAATCCATTTATTGAGCCAGAACCTGAAGATTCAACGCAATTACAGGAATTGGAACCCACTTTATTGGATGACGAATTAGATAAATCGTTAGCAAAACCTGCGTCCAGTGCTCCTGTTATTCAAAATTATAAAAACGTTATCTTGGATAATGCACTCGCAGCCGTTCCGAAAACTTCGAATAATTATTTACGTCAAAAAGAAAAGATTGAATATGAAGCCAATCGAACGGATACATTGAATGAATACGGTTTTTTATATCCCGACCAAAATGATCCGAATTTTTCGGTTAAAATCGCCAAACGTAAGGAGTTTAATGATTTTCAGTATGACGGATCAATTAAATCGATTAAAGACCACGCTAATTTTTTATGTAAAGCTCAATTCGAACTTATGCCACATCAACTTTTCGTAAAGAATTTTCTTTCGTTTCAAACACCGTATAATAGTTTGCTTTTGTATCACGGTCTAGGAACTGGAAAAACGTGTAGTTCCATCGGAATCACGGAGGAAATGCGCGGTTACATGAAACAAATGGGTATAAGAAAACGTATTATAATAGTCGCTTCTCCCAACGTTCAGCAAAATTTTCGCATGCAGCTATTTAATGAAAACGGTCTAGTGGAAAAAGACGGATTATGGACGTTACAATCTTGTTCCGGTAGCGCATTTATTAAAGAAATAAATCCTACGAATTTAAAAGGCGTCCCTAGAGACCGCGTTATTAGTCAAATCAAGAGTATTATTAATCAATATTACGTGTTTATGGGTTATACAGAACTCGCAAATTACGTGGCTAAGAAAACCGCGGTCCCTTTAAATTCCGGATATTCTGTAGAAGATCAGAAAAAAATGGAGATGCGTAAGATCAAAGACACTTTTGATAATAGACTTATAGTCATCGACGAGGTTCATAATATCCGATTAGCCGATGAAAATAAGGGCGATTGGAAAACCGCAAAGATTCTAACCAAACTCGCCAAATATAGCGAATCGCTTCGATTTCTTCTTTTATCGGCTACGCCTATGTATAACTCCTATAAAGAGATTGTTTGGCTAACAAATCTCATGAATCTGAACGATGGGCGTGGAACTATTACTGAACAAGAAGTATTTGATAAAAATGGCGATTTTTTGCCAGCAATATCAAGTGGACCTGGCGCGAGGGAGGGTGGGCGCGAACTATTACACCGTAAAATGATCGGTTATGTTTCGTATATTCGCGGAGAAAATCCTTATACGTTTCCTTACCGAATATATCCATCGGATTTTGCTCCAGAACATACTTTTACTAGAACACAACCTACTACTTCCGAAAGTAAGTCAATCTTGGAAAAAGCAACGAACGCCATCGACGGATTTGGCGAATCAGTTGCTACCCGGATTGGAACGGCGGTGGGATTGGTGAAACCACAGGAAATGATTCTTTATCCCAAAGTGCAACTCAATGGAAAAGCCATCGATATTTCGCTGAATCACGTTCCTGTTTATTTAACAGAAGCCGGAGATTACCAAGAAAAGGCATATCGACTAATCATTGATACTATGCGCAAAGAAATGAACGAGAATTTTGTCTTTGAGGAAATGGACCGATTCGGATTCCGAAGGTTGAAAATGCCACTGGAGGCGTTGAATATGGTTTATCCTAGCCAGGCACTTGACGATGGATTAGCACAAGGAAAAATGGCTAACATAGATACGTTTGACGAGTTTTTAATCGCAGAAGATGACGACGAAGAAGACGCGAAAAATCCATTGGCGACTATTGTTGGAAAACGCGGGTTAAATAGTGTGATGAACTACGTGGACGAGACTCGATCGGCTGTCCCGCGCCGTTATAACTTTGATTATAAACCCGAGATCTTAAAGAGATACGGACGCATATTCAGCCCTTCGGTAATCGGTAACTATAGCGCCAAGATTTCCAAGATTTGCGAGGTTATTCGCGCGTCTACGGGAATAGTCCTCGTATACTCTCAATATATTGACGGCGGTTTAGTTCCTCTAGCGCTTGCCTTGGAAGAGATGGGATTTACTCGCTTCGGATCGGCTACACAAACGTCACCGTTATTTAAGGCAGGAGCAGATGGGCGTCCCATTGTCGAACCTTTGGATGCTGCAACTATGAAACCTAGGTCTCAGTTACCCGAGGGCTCCAACTTTTCCCAGGCGAAATATGTCATGATCACGGGTCAAAAAGAATTCTCGCCTCAGAATGCGGAAGACGTGAAATACGTAGTGAGTCCTCGTAACGCCAACGGCGAACTGGTCAAAGTCATTTTGATTTCCAAGGCGGGATCCGAAGGCTTGGATTTTAAGTGTATTCGACAAGTCCACCTCTTGGAACCTTGGTATAATATGAACCGCGTGGAACAGACTATCGGGCGCGGTGTCCGAAATTTGAGTCATTGTTCGCTCCCCTTTGAACGTCGTAATGTCGAGATTTATTTACATGGAACGATGCTGAAAGTCTCGCCAATGGAAGAGTCCGCGGACTTGTATTTGTATCGATTTGCCGAGAGAAAAGCCATGCAAATTGGTCGTGTGACGCGGCTTTTAAAAGAGGTATCGGTGGATTGTCTTTTGAATATAGGTCAAACCAATTTCACGATTGATAAACTCTCGGCTTTGGCGGCGAACCAAAACATCGAGATTGAATTATCCACGGGTCGAAAAACCATCAAATACAAAATTGGTGATCGACCCTATACCGATATATGCGATTATATGGATAGCTGTGATTTCAAGTGTAATCCTACGGCAGCAATAGGCGCCGGTGATATTATCAAAGATACATATAATACCGATTTTGTAAATGTAAATCATGCGCGAATATCAGAACGCATTCGTCAGTTATTCAAGGAAAAGGCATTTTATAAACGCATTCCGTTAATAAACGCGGTTAATATAGTGAAACAATATCCCGTAGAACAGATTTATTCTACGCTCACTTATTTTATTAAAAATAAAAACGAATATTTAACGGATCGATACGGAAGGCGCGGAAATTTGGTGAATCGCGAAGATGTTTATTCGTTTCAACCCGTGGAAATAAACGACGAAACAATATCCGTATACGAACGCGAAACGCCGATTGAATTTAAACATAACGTTTTGAAAATGGAAGTGCCCAAATCTTTTCCATCTGTCGCAGAACCAGATGAGCATGAAATGAGCCCACGCGTGGGTTCTGAACCACAGGGTTCAATTGAGGATAAATACGCCGCATTATTAAGAGAAATCAATGCTAATTTTGTTCATGCAACTAGTGCAAATAAAATCGATAAAGGAGAAAAAGATTGGTATAAACATGCAAGTCAAGTGGTTAATGCGTTGCAATTAAAACACGGCTTGGGATTTAATGATATAAAATATCATATGGCGAGACATATCATTGATGTATTACCGTGGAATCAAAAATTATTATTGGTTTCTTTTTATTATTCCAAGGTGCGCGATATTAAAACCGAATTAGAAGGATTAATTAAATCCTATCTGGACGAAAAGATAATTTCTGCCGGCGATCGAACAGGTGTTATTCTTTCAAAGAATGATAAATGGACCGTGTTTTTGAAATCGGTGCATGATCCAATATTATGGACGGAAGCAGAATCCGAAGAAATTCGATTATTTATGCCGGCATTGAAAGGTAAATTTACGCCATTGCCATATGCAAATATGGTAGGGTTTATAAATTCGACTAGTGCGGATAAGGGTAAGTTGTTTTTTAGGGTAAAGGATATGACTCAATCGCATAACAATACAGGAACGCGCATAGAAAGTCAAATACGTGCGGACGTAATTAAACGATTGAATTTTATAATTAAAGAACAGTACATTGATGAAACCTCAAAAGGAATACACCAAATGGGATTTTGCGTGATGTTAGAAATGTTATTGCGACAAATGCATGTCGATAAAACAAACGAACATTCGTGGTTTTTTGATCCAGAAACCACGGCATTTTTAGATATAAGTAAATATCATAGACAAACGTGATCGTTTGCAATAAAATATTTGTATGCATTTGTCGGGTGGAACGGGAGCTAATATGTTTTTATTTACACAGTAAAATTGAAATAAAACAAACAATATAAAATCTTTATACTATACATAACACATGTCGTCCGTTGCAATTAGGAAACCAAAACATAAGACTGACGATCAGAATGAACGAAAAATATATGGTGTATATAATAAGTCTATTTTGGAAACCAAAGTGGCATTGGCAATAACCGAAATCGGCAAAAACATTAAACCCAATCTGGAGAATAAAATCACGTCGAAAATCTCGGGAAAATGTATTGCCGAGGGGTTTATTAAACCGTCGTCGATCAAAGTTTTGAATTACTCGAGTGGCACAATTGCTGCGGATCGCGTGGAATATCATGTGGTGTTCGAGTGTATGATTTGTTTACCAGTGGAGGGAATGTTGGTCGAGTGCGTAACTAAGACTATTACGAAAGCGGGAATTCACGCTCAGATTATCGACGACGAAGGAAATATGCCGGTTACTGTATTTATTGCCCGTGATCATCATCATATGGACCAGCGTTTTCAAAACGTGAAAGACGGCGACAAAATCACGGCGCGAGTTATCGGCATTCGATTCGAACTTAATGACGCCTGCATATGC